TGATCCGCATTGCAAATGAGCTTGGAATGACGGACCATGGAAGCGCACGACACGCACTGATCCGCTGCCGGGAACTGTACGGCAGCAATGCCGAGTTCCGAGAGATGGTGAATAAGCTCAAATCTGCAATCACTAAAACCAACAAACCGACCTCATGAAAAACAATTGCTCGCGCTGTAATGGCGATGACCCTTCCTGCTACGTTTGCCAAGATCGACAAATCGCCGAGGACATAGCACAACTTGAATACGCTTCTGAGATGCACAAAATGTGCTGCGAACATTTGAACCTCGACCCTGACAATGATTCGCAAGGCGACACGCTGCTTGAAGGTATTTGCAAGCTGGAGAAGGATCGGGACGAATGGCGCGAAGAGGCCGACCTGCGAGAGAAGTCGCTAGATGTCAAGTTGAGCAAAGAACTCTTGCGGTCGGCATTACGCGAGCAGGACTTCGATGAGATCCGGTCGATCATTGCCAAGGGTGGGACCGCCGCCGACATCCTCAAATTCTTAGATACCCCAAACGCATGATCCACCAACCTCAAACCGGAATATGGAAAGATGCCGACTCGCCAGCAGGTCACGGTTTTTACGCGCCGATTGATCTGAGCGGACTGCCAGATTGTCCAGTGTGCAAGCACGGGACGCCACGGCCACAAGGTGATGGAAAGCCCTGGGTTTGCATTGATTGCGGAGCGAAACTTACACCCGAACAAATCAACCGATTATGAGCCAACTTTACGTCGGCATCGACAATGGTTTAACCGGCGGCCTTGTCGCGCTCTCCGATCACCCAGGACCGCCGATTGCCGGAATTCCGATGCCGACAAGGGGCAAGTCCAAAGGCAACGAGGTCGATGCGTGGGAGATCATGCGCTGGCTCTCTCAATTTGACCTTAGCTCCTCTACCGTGATCCTCGAAACCCCTGGAAAGCACTCGCCCGGCGCACAGGCACTTTGCTCAATGTGGGACAGCTACGGGGCCATTCGAGGTGTGCTTGAAAGCAAAGCAATCCGCCATCACCGGATCGCGCCGCAGACATGGCAAAAAAAGATGCTGCCGGGATGCGCTAAGGGTGACACGAAACCAGCGGCCTTGCTCAAGGCTCGTCAACTCTGGCCCGATGAAACATGGCTCGCATCGCCTCGATGCACCAAGCCTCACGACGGAATGATCGATGCGGCTTTGATCGCGGAATACGCACGAATCTGCAATCTGTAACGCTTGAAGCCATGCACGCCAACCAATTACAGCCCGAACTCGTCCTTGACTCGACCGCTATCAGAGGTTGTGAGCAAGGTCTTGTTCATCCTCTTCGGGTATTAGTGGCGTGCGAGTATTCCGGTGCTGTCAGGGATGCGTTCTTGGCGCGGGGACATGAGGCGATGAGCTGCGATCTGCTGCCAACGGATGCCGATGGGCCGCACTACTGCGGAGACGTTCGGGACGTGATGGACTACCTATGGGACTTGATGATCGCGCACCCGCCCTGCACGCATTTGTCAGTAAGTGGCGCGAAGCACTTCCAGGAGAAGCGCAAGGATGGGCGACAGCAAAGCGCCGTGAGCTTCTTCATGATGCTGGCACGCTCACCAATTCCCCGGATCGCCATCGAAAACCCGGTGTGCATCATGTCCTCAATCTGGCGCAAGCCGGATCAAATCATTCAGCCGTGGCAGTTCGGCCATGGCGAGACAAAGGCAACGTGCCTCTGGCTCAAGAACCTACCGAAGCTGGAACCCACGGAAATCATGGAAGGCCGAGAGCAACGAATCTTCAAGATGCCGCCGTCTGCTGATAGGTGGAAACTCCGATCAACGACCTATGCCGGAATTGCTAAAGCGATGGCCGATCAATGGTCTAAATCTTTCTTCTAAACAATCTCACCAACACACAACACAATGCAACGACTGAAAATTGACGTTAAGAAAATCGACAAATCCGCCATGTTTGAAGGCGCGAAAGGAACGTATCTCGATCTTACCCTGATGGACAACAAAGACGGGATTGATCAATACGGAAATGCGGGATTTATCGTCCAGGACATCGGAAAGGAACGCCGGGAAGCCGGTCAGAAAGGGCCGATCATTGGCAACTGGAAGCATGTCAACACGGCACCAGGCCGCACCGTGATGCCGAAAACCGCGACGGCACCACCTACGCCGCCGAAAAGTGGCTATGAGCCGGATCCGAATGATGATCAAAGCGATATCCCTTTTTAGTTTGACCTTTCCCGAATCCCGGCCAATTTGAGGCCGCATCGTTCGTCCCGATGACAACCAACAAACAACTTTGCCCGCCTGATGCCGTTCGGATTTCCGAGCGGGGACGACTTCAGGTGGGCCTTTTTTTGCCTAAAAATATGAGCACCGAAAAACAAGACTACATCGACTTCCTGCTTGGGAAAGTCCCTCAAGCCGAGGTCAGCGGATTCGATCCGCCATCACCTTGCCATCATTCGCTTTTTCCTCATCAAATGGATATTTGCGAATGGGCAATCCGTGGCGGTCGTCGCGCAATTTTTGCCAGCTTTGGACTTGGAAAGACGCGCATGCATTTGCAACTTGCAAAGTGGGTTTGCGAAAAGACCAACGGATCGTTCCTGATTATTTGCCCCCTTGGAGTGAGGCAAGAGTTCACTCAATCGGATGGGCCGGCAATGGGGATGAATCTAAAGTTCATCCGTCGAAATGAGGAGATTGATCAACCTGGAATTTACGTCACGAATTACGAATCAGTCCGAGATGGCAAGATTGACGTGAACGGATTTCAAGGCGTCGGAATGGACGAAGCTAGCGTGTTGCGCTCGTTCGGTTCCAAGACCTATCAGACGTTCCTTCCGCTGTTCAAGGCCGTGCCGTATCGTTTTGTATTCACGGCAACGCCATCGCCTAACCGCTACAAAGAATTGATCCACTACGGAGGCTTCCTTGGCATCATGGATACCGGTGAAGCTCTTACCAGATTTTTTCAGCGTGATTCCAGCCAAGCCAACAACCTTACGCTTTATCCACACATGGAAAAGCAATTCTGGCTATGGCTGGCATCATGGGCCGCATTCATTCAACGTCCGTCCGACCTCGGTTATTTTGACAGCGGATATGACCTGCCAGCAATAAACGTGCAATGGCACCGGCTCCAAGATGATCACACGCAAGCATGGTCAAAAGTCGATTCATGGGGACAAGCGCAGCTCTTGAACGATCAGTCAATCGGTCTAAAAGATTCAGCCGAAACCAAACGAGCAACGATCAAAAAGCGCATCGAGCGAGCCAAAGAGCTAATTGACGACAATGGACTTGAACGGCACTGGCTTGTTTGGCACGACCTTGAATCGGAACGTGACGCCATCGAAAAGCAAATACCGGAAGCCAAGACGGTTTACGGGTCGCAGGACTTGGAAAAGCGTGAGGAACTCATCATGGGGTTTTCTCGTGGGGAATATCGGATTCTTGCAACAAAGCCGATCATTGCCGGGTCAGGCTGCAACTTCCAACGGCATTGTTCCGATGCGATCTTTCTTGGAGTCGGCTACAAGTTCAACGACTTCATTCAGGCTATCCACCGAATCCACCGTTTCCAACAGCCGGAACAAGTAAACATTCACATCATCCACATGGAATCCGAAGATGCCATCGTGGAAGAACTCAAGGCGAAATGGTCGCGCCATGAGGAGCTGCAAAAGAAAATGACCGCGATCATGCAAGAATACAAACTATCAACTCACAACTCAATGGAACTAATCAGAACAATGCTCACCGGTGGCGAGCGCACAGAAATCAAAAGCAACATGTTCAAGGCAATCCGAAACGATTGCACCTTGGAACTCATGGACTGGGAAGACAATCAGGTCGACATGATTTGCACGTCCATTCCGTTCGGGAATCAATATGAGTATTCGCCCAGCTTCAACGATTTTGGACACAATTCCGACAACGAAGAGTTTTTCAAGCAGATGGACCACTTATGTCCGCAGCTTTTGAAAGTCCTAAAACCTGGTCGAATCGCGGCAATCCATGTAAAGGATCGCATCCGATTCGGTAACGTGACCGGCGACGGATTCCCAACCGTCGATCCGTTTTCCGATATGACCACAGCAGCATTCAGAAGCGCAGGGTTTAGACTCATTGCCCGCATCACAATCGACACCGATGTGGTGCGCGAGAATAATCAAACCTACCGCTTAGGATGGTCTGAGAATGCCAAGGACAGCTCCAAGATGGGCGCAGGGATGCCCGAATATGTATTGGTTTTCCGAAAGCTACCGAGCGATCAATCGAATGGCTACGCGGACATCCCGGTGAGCAAACCCAAAGAAGAATACACCCGAGCCGACTGGCAACTTGACGCGGCCGGATTGTGGCGCTCCAACGGCAATCGCTTGCCTGATCCTGAGATCATGAAGCACATGAGCCACGAGGCAATCAAGGCACTCTGGATCGAATACAGTAAGCAAGGCGGCTACAGCCATGAGCAACACGCGCAGCTAGCAAAAGCGCTGGAAGGCATCGGAAAGTTGCCATCATCATTTATGCTCTTCCCTGCGATCTCGCGCAACAAGGACATCTGGACCGACATTGCCCGCATGCGGACACTGAACAGCGAGCAAACACGCCGCAATCAGGAAAACCACGTCTGCCCGCTTCAGCTTGACATTATCAAACGACTGATCACGCGCTACAGCAACAAGGGCGAGATCGTTTATGATCCGTTCGGAGGCATCGGAAGCGTCCCGTTCCAGGCTATCAAAATGGAGCGCAAAGGGTGGATGACTGAACTGAATGAGGAGTATTGGAAAAATGCAGTCGGCTATTGTGAGATGGCCGAGAATGAGGTTTGCGTTCCAACCTTATTCGATCTCGCCTCCGCTCTTTGAATAACTTTCCCCAGGCTCCCGGCGTGTGCCGACGAGTCGCGCCATCCGCTGACCGCTCGCCTAATCTTAGAAGGGCCGGGAGGGCGGCAGCGGAGGCAGGGATATTAAAACAGATCTATTGACAAAGTAGCCTAAAAAGGGCAAAGTTTCGCCAGCAAGGAACGGCAGACACCTGTTCCTTTCACACCACCAATTTATTTTCCCCGTCCGGGGCGCAGTGCCTAGCTTGCTAGGGTGTCGGCTGCAATCCGGGCGGGTTTTTTGTTTTTATGGGAACATACCGAACCTACATCGAAAAGCTACGCGACCCGCGATGGCAGCGACTTCGCCTCAAGTGCCTAGAAAAAGCTGAATGGACTTGCTCATGGTGTGGCGACAAGAAAAACAACCTCCAGGTGCATCACGGCTACTACCGGAAAGGCGCGACGCCATGGAGTTACCCGCAGAAGACCCTTCACGTTCTTTGCGAGACCTGCCACGGTCGGGCCGAATGGGAACGCGAGGAACTTTACCGGATGATCGCGTCGATTCATCCAAGAGACATTTGCGCGATGTCAATGATGCTCGCAAATTCGGGCAAACTGGAGCTTTCCGCGCTCAAATTTGACACTTCCAACGACGGACCTAAAGACAATCTTGAGGAGCATGATCCCGAATGGGACGGGGAGGCAACCGATGAGGAATTGAAGAATTTCTTTGGGGACTTGAAGGGTATCTTTGAACGGGAGGAACAAAAGTAATGCGCCGTTTCACGGAAACTCAAAAATGGGATGATCCTTGGTTTCGAGGATTAGCCGGGGCGCATAAGCTCGTATTCCTCTACATCATCGACCGCTGCGACAATGCCGGTTTTTGGGAGGTCGATATGGATTCAGTTCAGTTCCACACAAAGCTAGATTCAAGGCACATAGAAGGGGCTTTGAAGGGGCTTGAAAGGGGCATTGTGGAGCGCGGAGGATGGTGCTGGGTGAAGAATTTCCTCAAGCATCAGAAGAATGATCGACTCAATCCGGCCAATCCGGCGCATCGGCAAATCATCGGTTTTCTTGTCGATCAATCCGCCAGATTCAAGGAGGTAAAACCCCTAATCCCCAAAGGGGCTTCCAAGGGGCTTCCAAGCCCCATAGGTATAGGTATAGGTAAAGGTAATGGTACAGAAGAGGTAGAAGAGCAAGACGGGCCATTTGTTGGAATCCGTCCAGAATGGCGCAAGTTCACCCCATCAAAGCAAAAGACCCAGCAGATGGAAGCCAACACCCCCACCATGAATGACGTTGGCGCAATTCTTGGCCGTAGACCATCAACCCGGTGGACTGTTGCCGAGGCATTGCAGCTTGAGTCTCTCCAACCCGACACGGAAGCAATCGACCTGCTCCGTCGATTTTACAACGTCGAGATTCCCAAAGGAGAGGACTACCGACGAAGAACCATCGAAACCCTGCTGAACCACTGGAACGGCGAAATTGACAAAGCCACCCTCTACTTCATCGACAATCCATGAATCCAGACCTCAACCCACTTCCCCACGCGATCCAGGCTGAAAAGTCCCTGCTTTCGTCGCTGATCCAAGACCCGCAAGAATGGTTTGCGGTCGCCGCCGAAGAATCACTGATTTCCGACCATTTCTACATCCCTGCCCATTCGCTCATTTTCGACGAGCTTCACGAGATGAACGACGAGAAGGGTCATTGCGAGCTGATCGAGTTTGTGCAAAGAATGACCGATCGGGGCAGGATTAACGACTTTGGAGGGCTGGGGGGCATTACCGGCATTTTCACCTACGCGACAACCCACGGCCATTTCCGGCAGCATCTCCGAATCGTGAAGGAGAAGTTCATTCTTCGTCAGTTGCTCTCCAGCGCGTCCGATACCATTGAGCGGGTGAATGAGTCACCGGACGACGTGCAAGCCGTTCTAGATGCAACTGAGGCCCAAATAAGCGGCATCAGGGAGAATTGCGAAAAGCAGGAAACCGGAAATGTCAAAACCGCGATCATCGAGGTGGTTGCTGAAATCGAAGACCGACTTGCCGGAAAAGGGAAGCCGCCCGGATTAATGACCGGGTTTGACGACCTCGACCGGATGACGGACGGGTTAAAGGACGGCGAGCTTTTCGTGATCGGGGCAAGGCCAAGCATGGGCAAGAGCGCGTTCATGGGCAACGTGATCGAGGACGTTTGCTTGTGGGGCGAGCAACCCGCGATGATCTTCAGCCTCGAAATGTCCCGCAAAAGCCTCGTTTCCCGGATGCTCTATTCGATGGCAAAGATCAATTCACGGTCGCTGGCAATGGGAGGAACACTGACAACCGAGCAACAGCAGAAAATCCAGCGCGAAGCACTGAGGATAAAAAACTCGCGCCTTGTGATCGACGACACGCCATCCATTACGATCACGTCACTAAGATCCAAGGCTAGGAGACAAAAGCGGCGGCACGGTTTGAAGATCATCGCTGTCGATTACCTCCAACTCATGCGTTCAACCTCCAAACAGGCCAACGGCAACAGGGAGCGGGAAATTGCGGAAATCTCAGCGGGACTCAAATCACTGGCGAAGGAACTCGAAATCCCGATCATTGCCCTTTGCCAACTCAACCGCCAATCTACGGACCGCCGAGTGGGGAAAACTGGCAACAGGGCATCGGAGGTGATCACTAAGCGAGGCATCCCGAAAATGTCTGACTTACGGGAGTCGGGTGCGATTGAGCAGGACGCCGACTATATCGGGCTACTCCACCGCCCGATTTACTTTGCCGAGACTGACGAAGAGCGGGTAGCACTGGACGGCGTGGCAACGCTGATGCTCGTTAAAAACCGAAACGGAGAGACGGGTGACGTTCACCTCACGTTCATTGACCAATACGCAAAATTTGTATCGGGTAACGCTTACATTCCAAAAGTAGCACAAGAACCAGCCAAAGCAGGGAGAATCAGATGAGCCGATGGAAGAAATGAAGGAGACAACGTGGACAACCAAACCTTTTTTTGATAATCTCAAACCATGCTAGACGCTTTCTTTCAGTCTCTCGCCAATCTTTCAAGGCGAGTTTTGACACCCTCATCCTTCAATTCCGCGCAATGGAAAGCGGTTGCTCCCGCCATTCGGCAGGTCTCGTTTTTTTCTGCAACAGTGGACAAAATGAGAGTTCTGGCCGCATACAAGCGGATGCTTACCGACTGGATTGAAGGAGCAACAGAAGAGGTAAATGGGCCATACGGACAAGCGACCGCATACAAAGTCGGAAGCCAAGCGGATTTCGTTTTGCAATCTAGGGAGTTGCTCATCAAGGAGGGGCTTGCATCACCGGAGGATTTCAAGGATGAACGGCTTTCAAACATTGGAAGTTCTGAGCGATTGAAGCTAGTTTTCAATACGAATATCCAACAGGCGCAGCAGCTTGCGACTTGGCAACGAAAGGTAAGCAATCCCAATTACATCAATCAATTCCCGGCCGCTCGATTTATCAGGACGCCAGGCGTGACCAGTCCACGACCGAGGCACATCGAGGCTGAAAACGAGGTCAGACGCTGGGATGATTTCGAGTTTTGGCTTTTCCAAAATGCCGCCGACATTGGCGGATTTGAGGTTCCATGGGGACCGTGGGGATTTAATTCCTACATGCTCCAAGAACCGGTAAAACGGAAAGAAGCCGAACGGCTAGGACTCGTTAAACCCGGCGAGATTGTCAAACCGATAGATGGCTCACGCTGGGGAGCGCCAGCGGACAAGCTCAAAGACGGCACAAAAGCCAACATCAAAGCAATTCCGCTTGAGATTAGCGCACAGGGACAAGCCGAACTCAAAGCTAAATTTGGCTCTGATTTTATCAATGAGAACGGCAAGATTTCACTAAAGGCGTTCAATGAGCTTCGACGCAAGGCTGGAGTGTGAAAGTGGAAACGGGCGAAGCAAACGACAAACAGTGAGGAAACAAAGTCAAAAGACCGAGTCAAGAATGGAATTGAAGAGGATTGATACTCAATGGAATACAGATTGTAAATTTGCTTGCCGATCAGTCTCAAAATCCGCGCTTGCAACGCTTTGCAGGACAAAGTAATGATTGAGCATGGCAATGGGACGACCAACCAAGCGCACGCCAGAAGTAATTCAGCGAATCATTGACGGGCTTTCCAAAGGCACGCCATTAACCGTGCTTTGCGAAGCTGACGAAATGCCAGGAACAAGAACGGTTTACGAATGGATGGCAAACGACGCCGAACTTTCCGCGCACATCGCGCGCGCGAGGGAAGCCGGGTTTGACCAGATTGCCCTTGATGCGCTCAACATCGCAGACAACAGCGAACAAGACACCATCCTGACAGACAAAGGTGGGGAGATCCCAAACAGCGAATGGATCAGTCGGTCTCGGTTGCGTGTCGATACCCGGCTCAAGCTGCTGGCCAAATGGGATCCTAAACGCTACGGCGACCGCATCGCTCAAGAAATCACCGGCGCTGATGGTGGGCCAGTGCAAATGGAATCAAGCCGCACCGAGGCTGAGAAGCTGGAATTCGCTGTCATGCTTGCTAAAGCCAGAGCAGAATGACCGATGATCCGGCAGATAGCCCGGCATGGTTCGCCTTCCGGCACCTGGGGCTTGACCTCTACCAATGGCAGGTCAAAGCGCTGGAAGACGTAGGGCGAGGCGTAATGGGAGGCAAGCCTCCGACCTCGCTTGTGGCGTCAAACGGATCGGGGAAAACTCAACGGGTCATTGCTGCATCAGTCCTCTGGTTTCTCTGGCGCTATCCACGCGGCACCTGTCCGATCACCTCTGGCTCATGGACTCAGATCGAGAAACAGCTATTTCCGGCACTCCAATCCTTTCGCGGCAATCCACTTTTCCGCAAATGGACCTTCAATCAAACGGAGATTAAAACGGACGTTGGAGGAGTGGCGTTTGGATTTTCTACCGATAACCCAGGACGAGCAGAAGGATATCACCCTCGGATGGGCCATGAGATCGACCCGGTCTATTACGTGACCGACGAGGCCAAGACAGTTCCAGACGGCATTTTCGAGGCCATTGGACGCTGCACGCTCAAGTTCCAGCTTAAGGCATCGTCACCTGGCGCACCCAATGGCAATTTTTACCGCTCACAAACGAGCGAAGCTGCATTGCATCGGGTGGTCAAGGCAACCTCGTTCGACTGTCCGCACATCGACCCGCTCAAGATCGAGCGCGACAAGCGACTTTATGGCGAGGAGCATCCGATCTACCGGTCTATGCACCTTGCTGAGTTTACCGAAGACACGGAACGGCTTGTTCTTTCGGCCTCGCAACTTACCAATGCGATCAGCGCACAGCCTAAGCCTGACATCAATGGAGAGACTGTTGCATTCTGCGACTTCGCTGCCGGTCGGGACGAGAATGCGCTTGCAATCAGACGGGGCAACGTCGTCCGACTCGTCCGACACTGGAAAGAAACTGACACGATGCAAGCCGTTAGAGAATTCATCAAGCAGTTCCAAGCTGAACACCTCAAGCCAGGGCAAATATGGGGCGATGCTGACGGTATGGGGACCGTGTTTATCGACGCGCTAACGGAAAGCGGCTGGAGGATCAATCGCTTCCATGGAGGGCAACCGGCGACTGAGAAAGCCGAGTATGCCAACCTAATTTCGGAGGTCTGGCACGTTGGCGCTAGGGAGATCGAGCGAGGACGAATCAACCTTGGCGAGTTGGACCCGGCGACGTTTGACCAGATGACCAGCCGGAAAAGCGAATGGAATGAGACTGGAAAGCTCAGGCTTGAATCCAAAGACAAGATGCGGTCGAAAGGGCTGAATAGTCCAGACCGAGGAGACGCCATCATGGGATGTATCGGATGCGGCGCTAGGCTTTCCAAGGCGATTACCGGGGCCGTTGAGATCCGAACCACGCCATCGGCATTCCGCCAGCCGACTATCCGAGGTTTCTCCCGGCTTTGAAACTTAGTCTTGCCTAACTTTGCGTTACAAAGTAAAGGGGGGTATGGCGAAAGCGAAAACGGCAAGCATGATTTCACCATTGACGGCATCACACCGCATACGGCGTTACAATCTGGCCGAAATTACACCCGAATACGTCAATTCTATCCTGCGACAAGCGCAATGGGGAAGGATGGCGTTTGCCTATGACCTGCATGATCTAATGCTAGATACTTGGCCGCGCTATCGCCAAAACGTTAACAAGATGACTCGGGCAATATCAAAGCTCGAAATAGAAATCAAGCCAGGTGAAGTCGAAGGGCAAGAAGCTCCATCCGAACAGGCTTTAGCTATTCACGAAATAGTTGAACGAGCGATTGAATCGGCATCTCCTCGCCCAGGTTATTTTGAGCTTGGAACTACCGAAGCCATGGACGCAATTCTTGAGTGCGAGGCTAAAGGCCCAGTCGCGCTTGAGATTGTGTGGCAGCTATCAAACAACATTTGGTCGCCTCGGTGTTACATTCCATTTCCAGGTCGATGCCTTGGCTATCCGTATGATGGACTCGAAGATGATCGCCTTATGTGGTCGCCGGTGGCAGCAAGTGGACAGCTTCAAGACTTCGCTCCTAACGGCGTCCTTGTCGGCGTCCGATCACAAGGCGGTATTCATCCGCTCTATTCTGGAGCAATGCGCCCTCTCGTTAAGTATTGGATGGCCGCTGTATTTGGCATCGGGTGGTATATGCAATACACTCAGCTTTACGGCATACCGTGGCGCACAGTCAAAACTGATGGAACTCAAGAAGCCATGGACAAGGGCGAATCGTTCCTTGCCGATATTGGCGCATCCGGTTATGCAGTCACGAATCAAGACTTTGAGCTGACCGTTCACGATGGAGTGTCAGGATCAGGTGACACGCTGCCACAGGCGACGATTATCGAGCTTGCCAACAAGACGTGTGACCTGCTTTTCCTTGGCCAGTCACTGACAACCGACACAAGCGGTGTTGGATCACAGGCGCTTGGAGCCATCCATGCCGACACGCTCACAGAAAACGAAAAGAGCCGCGCCGATTGGCTTTCCAACTTCCTCACCGATCAACTTATTCCGGCAATCGTCCGAATGAACTTTGGGGAGATTCCGCCTGAAGAAATGCCGTATGCTTGTGTTGAAATCCCAGAGATTGAGGATGAAAAGGCCAATGCCGAACGAATCAAACTGTTGACCGACATCGGTATTCCAATGTCGCGCAAATGGGTTTACGATTCCTTGGGAGTGCCAGAGCCTTTGCCGAACGAGATCTTATTTGGATCAACTCAACCCGAGCTGCAACAAGCTCCGAATACCCAAGAAGAGATAGTTGACGAAGCTGTTCCATCGGAAGAAATGGCAATGGCAGCGCAATCTGCATTGGACTCCAACCGTTCGCTTCCCGTTTGGAATCGCGTTATTTCCGGTCTTGGCGCTGCTGAATCTTCACGCGCACGGGACATTTCAAACCGCACTGCAATTGATTCAGCGCAAATCAAGCGCATGGCCGAGTTCTTCGCCAAGCACGAATCAGAGCGGGTTTCCGCATCGTGGACGTATGACAGCAAGGCGGGACGACGCTGGCTTGCCTATGGTGGCGATGCTGGCCATGAGTGGGTGCAATCACGACTCGACAAATGACCTCAGACGAGATCATGGCAAGGACCGAGAAGCGTTTGCCGGAACTGGCAAAGCGTTCCTATGCCGCAATTGACGCCGAACTTACGAGACTAATGGACCTGGCTGGCAAGATGCCGATTGGAGCTTTTGCAAGGGAGGTAGAAGCCGCCATTGAACGTGCCGCTTCTCTTTACCCGCTGATGGATCAAAGACCGATCCAAGACGAGCTAGAAACCGCGATAGGAGAGGCGATCATCGGAGGGCTAACACCATGACCGGGGGAAAATCATTCATTTCGGTCGATATTGACGCGACCGACGCAACCAAGATTTATGTAACGCTGGCAAAGACATTTTCGGCGGAAAAGCGGAAGGCGCATAACGTTATCGGAGCCGATGCCGCACAAGATGCCGTGCAAAGCTACTACGCAAAAAGCGGACGAAATCTTTGGATCAATCCAGCGCTTGCGACGCATGGACCAGGTAGACAAAAAACTCGATTTGCCGAAAATGTAACGACAGGATGGACCATCGCCAGCGTTAGTGGTAGTGGCGCTACAATCCAGAACAAAGCCACTGGGCTTGCTCATAAGGTCACTGGCGGCACGATCACAGCAAAGAGAAGCAAGTTTCTGACTATCCCGCTTATTCCACAAGCTCACGCTCGAAGAGCTAGGGACTTTTCCGTCAATATCGGTCCGCTCTTTGCCGCCAAAGGATGCCTGATTTGGAAGAAGCCAGACGGGACCATTACGCCAGCTTACGCGCTCAAAAAGTCGGTTACTCATGCACCGTGGAAGGGCGCATTGCCACCCGATGCGACAATCTCAGATGCATTTGGAAGCGCCGCATTGGATGCAATCGGAAACGAGCTTTCTTAGCTGAACCTAAAAAACTTATCCAAGCCTAAACTTTTCGCTTGATACTTTGTAAGGCAAAGCGTAATCCTTTTGCAAATGACGGGAACTGAGACAGTCCAAGCTGCTTTCGGATCGGAGCTTACCGCTACCGGATCGAATGGCTTTGCGATTGTCTATTTACCGGAAGGAACGCACCAGATCGAGGCTACTGTTAACGGTAAGGCTCAAAAGCGCACTGTCACAGTCGACGAGCGTGTCTTATCGTCCTTTCAATCTGACCTCACTAAGCGGCTTTCTGAGAATGTCCGCCCATTTGCTGGCTTCGACCACAAAGCAGGTCCAGCGAGCATGATCCCAACCGGATACCGTTATGAACAAGGCGTTGGACTTATCCTTGAAGGCGAACTTACTCAAGCCGGTCAAGCCGCTATTGAGGGCCGCAATTATTCTTACTGGTCGCCATCCTATCTGATGCGCGACGGAATCCCAATTGGCCTAGCTGCCAACGGGGAAATCGGATCATTCGTCAACGATCCTGCTTTTCGATCAATCGAGCGCATCGCCGCATCTCACACTGAAACCAACATGGAAATCACCGAAACTCTCGCCGAGCTTGGCTTGGCTGAATCCAATCAAACCGCCGAGGAAGCGGTTGCCGCCGCAAAGGTCGCGCTTGCTTCTCTCCGCGAATCCGCCAGCACCGCCGAAAGCGTTACCGCATCCGCCGCATCCGCCACGGAAGCTATCAACGCCGCAAACGCCGAAGTCACTCGTTTGACTGGCGAACTTGAAGCAGTTACCGCTGCCAATGTCGCACTTGAAGCCAAGGAAGCTGAAGTGGTCAAGGCCGCAAACGCTGAACTCATTCAAGCCGCTGTCAATCGAGGCGCAATTCCTTCGCAGGATGAAGCTACAAAGAGCTTCTGGCTCAAGTCGCTTGCGATTGATCCAGAATCGACCAAGGCCGCGCTTGCAGCATTGCCAGGCAAGGAAGTCGCAACTAGCAAAAGCGTTCAACCTAGCATGAAAGGAAGCGGAATCCCTGATCCAATTTCGCGCGCTGAATTTGACGCAATGGACCCTACCGACCGCAACAACTACATGCGCGCCGGTGGAAAAATCATCAAGGATTGAAACATTTTCACCAACACTAAAAACACTCACATCTAAAACATCATGGCTAATCTCACCATCTCCTCGCTCACCGAGCAAATCTATCAGGCCCGCGATCTTATCGCCGCTGAACCGACTGGCTTTATGCAGTCCGTAATCGTAAACGGAGGCAGCGAAGGCGTCTCCATCGGCGGCACTGTCAACTCGCTCCGCACTGGCCAGCCTACGCTGAACACCAGTTACACACCAGCGATGACTATCCCTGACGGTGACGCTCAGACGCTCAACAACGAAACGATGACCATCGATAAGGTGGCAAACGTTCAGATCCCGCTGACCGGCGAACAGCAGCGCCAACTCGACAACACGGCTGGTGGCGAATACGCCCGGTTGCAGATGTTCGCTCAAGCATTCCGGAAGATCCGCAACGCAATCGAAGCTGACGGTGGTATTGCCATCAAAAACGGATCGAGCCGCGCCACTGGCACCGCTGGAACCAGCCCGTTTGCCACCAACATCAATCCGCTGGCTGATCTTCGCAAGATCCTCACCGACAACGGAGCACCGCTTGACAGCGATGTCTCCTGCGTCATTGATACGACAGCCGGTGCTGGATTCCGCAAGCTCACAAACCTTTACAAGGTAAACGAAGCTGGTGGACCTAATTTGCTCCGCAATGGTGAACTCGGTAACATCTTCGGATTCTCGATCAAGGAATCCGCCGGTGTCGCCGCTCACACCAAGGGAACGCTTGCCAGCTCGCCAACTTCCGCCGCCGCTGGCTTTGCCCTCGGTGCAACGAGCATCACGCTTACCGCATCGGTTGGAACTGGAACCATCGTTGCAGGTGATGCTCTCAGCATCGCCAACGACACTGGAAACGTCTATGTCGTCAAGACTGGCGTGGCCGATGCCTCAACCGCTGCAACGCTCGTTCTTAACGCTCCAGGCCTCCAGAAAGCCACCGGAGCTACCGCTCGCGCTCTCTCTCTCGCTGCAAACTACACCGGCAATCTCGGCTTCCACAAGTCCGCCGTTGAGCTTGTGATGCGTCCGCCTTCTCAGCCATACGGTGGTGATGCTGCTGTGGATCGCATGACCATGTATGATGAAAAGTCTGGTATGTCCTTTGAAATCGCGCTCTATCGCGGTTATGGCAAGGTCATGTTTGACATCACTTGCTTCTACGCTTGGAAAGTGTGGAAGCCAGAGTTTGTTGCTACTCTTCTGGGTTAATTGGTTGCTCATCATGAATAGCCCCGCGCTGTCCGAGTGGATGGCGCGGGCATTCATTCAAATTTGATTTTAATGGCTTGGGTTGCTCTATCGGCTGACGCATTTCGTGACCGTGTAAACGGTGATGAATATGATGGGCTTTTAGCAGAATCTCCAACGCCTGATACAAAGATCGCAACGGCACTTTCCGAAGTAGCACTTGAGATCGTCTCACGCGTCAATGCAGGTCGAAGGAAACGGGGCTTGGCTCCCGCCTTGGCGACTGGCTTATTTGTCCCTCCAGGAGCTGTCAGACACGCTTACACTCTTGTTCTGCGAACGCTTACAAATAGCTTTCCAGGTCTGGCAACTTACAACGGAGACAACAGATCCGCCGCTTCTGATGCTGCTGAAAAGTATCTGGAAGACCTCGGAAACAACAATGCGGATTCTGACGATGCAGGTGCCGCTGTTTACGCTTCATCGACAGTTTATCCAGTCCGCTATGGCGGTCGTGACCTTCTCGATTTTATCACCGTTCGCTGATGCCATCAATTCTCCAACAGGTAACGGAAAGTATGGGGAAAGCATTGCGAGAGAGCGATTACTTCCGCACTTCGCCTATTATTCCGGTATTACAGGATGACGAAAAGGAAGTCTTTAAGCAAATCGAAATCGCAGGAAGCAGGACTGGAGCTTTTGTAATGATTAGCTTTGAGGGGACTGGCGACTCCGATGCTGATACACCTGGTCCAGATCTTGGAGATTGCCAGTTTGTTGTGACTTGCGTTGAGATTCCTGCAATCTGGCGACAGAAACCTGGATTGACGAATCCAGCCTCTCAAATTTCAGAAGCAGTTGCTAACATTCTACAAAACCACCGTCCGCTTGATGAGAACGGAGCAGCAGTCACAGGCGGCGGTCTAATTTTCAAGTCAATCAAATCACAGACGGACGAATCAACCATTCAATACGCTGTCACTTTTTCCATCGGACTTTACATCCAACAAACTGAACCTTCACGCTAAACGCTCATGCCAACTTTCGACCGCACCACAATTGTCAGAGGACCATGCAAGGTCACCTATGGAGGCGCTACCTTTTATGCTAAAGGAGGCGTCAAGATCACCCAGGCCAATGCTACGTTTGACAAAGAGACGGATTCTTACGGCGTTGTCGGACGAGGAAAGACCGACTTCACGCAGACAATCGAATTCACTCCAGTCGGTGAGATTGAAGCGCTCACGGTTCTTTTCGCACAAGGCAACGCCACGTTTGGGGCATCGCTCGCAACCGGCACTGATACGCCACTGGTGATTGTTTCTTCTGATGCGACTTACACTTTTCTTTCAGCCTTCATCACGAAAATCCCAAGCATCTCAGCGAGCGCGGCGAAGACCGCATTTGGCAGCGTAACGTTTACGGCCGTCTTGAAAAAGAATGGCGATCCAATGAATAAAGTGGATTACTTCACGGTTGGAGCAGGAGGATCAATCGGAACCGCATTTGAACCTTCCAAGATAATCACAGCGCCCTACGCTGCTACGCTAGCAGGAGGCACCCCATTCTACTCTGAGGGAGGATTTGAAATCGCCTTCGACATGACGAGCAACGACGTAATGGTGGACGGGATTGGCCTAGTCGATAAGACATTTGGCGGGATTGATTGCACAATCACCTGTATTCCAGTTGGCGTCACTGATACGGTCTTTGATACCTATTTCGATGGACTCGATGCCGGTGAAGAGCTTGCAAGCGCAACGTTGGATATTTCTACTGCAACAAGCGGCGGTCTGAACTTTGATTGTGCTGCGGTGCAGGTTCTCAGCCTTGAGCGCAACTTCGATCCAAAGTCAAACCGACTGGGAACGCTCACGCTTAAAGCAAAGCGCACTTTCTCAACCGGTGCGCAGGTCGCTCTCTACACTATCACTGCGGTCGCTTAAATCATGGTCTGCACTTTCACTGTCGGGGCTGTCAAACTAGACCTCGCTGGAGGTTCGGGACGATCATCGGAGACGAGCAATCTCCGCATTGAGCCGCGCACTAATTTCCAGCAGGTTTCTTACATCGGCGCTACCGAAGGACGGCAATTCTTCCGTCCAGGCTCGATGGTAACAGTGTCGTTTGATTCGATGCTGACCTTTGACTCTCGGGAATTGGCGGAATTCTACCTGCTTTCCTTGCCTTCCGATTTACGCAATCAGACCGATGCAACAGCAATTCTTGGTGCAAGGACAGTTAGCGGAACAGCCCAGGTAGAAACCGCAACAGCGGCCGGAACAGCATCCTCAAGTAACAACGTAATTGCCACGCTTACAGCAGCAAATGTAATCGGATCACCAATTGCAACAACAGTTGCGATTGCTTCCGGCGACACGCCAACACTATGGGCTGCAAAAGTCAGAACGGCACTTGCGAGTGTCACTGAAATATCAAAACGATTCACCATTGGAGGAACCGGCGCTTCGATTGTATTGACGGCTAAACGAGCGGCAGCAAATGATTCAACGCTAAATCTAGCACTTGCCAATGGCTCGCCATCACCTGGAATTACTGCGGCACCATCCAGCGCGGACACGACCCCAGGAGTAGCTGACACGATCACTCCAACGCTTTCCTTGTATGACGTGCAAGCCAACGTCGGAACCGCTCATAAGGGCGCAACCGTAGCTCTAAGTGTTCAACTTACCGGGAGGACCACCGCACCGTAATGGCCGACGCATCCAAGAACGTTAATATCAAGATAAATACCACGGCTGACACAGCCGGGGCAGAGAAAGCTGCGAAGTCGTTACAAAGCATCGGAACGACGACAAACGTCGCATCAAGTGAAGTTACCAAGGGATCGAGGAACATGGCGTTTGCTCTTGGTAACGTCGGAAATCAGATGCAGGACATTGCGGTTCAAGCTCAATCTGGAACGTCTGCCATCACAATTCTCGCGCAACAAGGTCCACAGCTCCTCTCGGGCTTTGGACCACAAGGAGCGATTGCTGGAGCAGTAGTGGCCCTTGGTGGTCTTATTCTTTCCACGATGATCAAAAGCACCGAGGAGGCAAAGAAAGCCGCCGAAAGTGCGTGGATGGCTGCGGATGAATTTGCCACAAAAACGGCAGAAGCATACAAGAAGGCTGGAGGCCAAGATGCTGAAGCGTTTCTCAATAAGTCTCTGCAAATTGCCGAAATGACACGGCAAGGAGCTGATGCCGAAATCGACTTGGCAAATCAACAGCGCGAACGAATTAAATCACAAGCAAGCCTTATTGGTTCTCAAGAGGCTTTGGCAATTTCAGCCGTTAAATATTTGGCAGCTACTGGACAAATCACAGATGCTGAAAAACAGATTTCTGAAATACAAAAAGCCTCACGCGAAGCGCAGAAATCAAATGCCATTGCCGATATAGAAGCTGGAACAGCAGCTGCTCAAATCAGATACAAAACGGCTCAGACTCTATACGAGGACGCTAAGACTGCTAAAGCTCGTATTGAAGAAGAGATCAACACGCTTCAGCAGCAACAACAGACAGTCAATCGGCAAGCAAATATCAGTAAAACAACTGATGCTGGAATGGTGTCGGCTGGCGTTCAAAAACCAGGATACCAAAGTACTGGAACCTCTCAGCTTGAAAGCCAACTTGCCAAGTTGGAAGGTGCGATTGCTGCTCTTCAGAGTCAATCTGATAAAGCTCCTGATCAAATCCAAAAGGCGTTACAAAACGTTTATTCGTCAGCAGAATCATTTGACCTAGCACAAAAAGGAGCAGCCGCTCAAATACAAGAACTTGAGACAAAGTTTAAGGTCACAGAATCGACTCAAGCACTTAATCAGGGACTTACTCAGCTTTCCGAAGGGGTAAAGACTTTGCAAGGCGATGTTGCGAAGTTAGAGCCAATCAACACGCAACAGAAGGAAGCAAAAGCAATTCTTGAAGGAACCCTCTCCGATGGCCAGGTAACAGCTGGCGAAATGTTGAAAAATGCATCTGCTTTGAACCTATTTCAAAGTACAATCAAGACTGGTCAAGAAGGTCAACTTACCGTTATCCAAGAAATGCAAAAAGTAACCAATGCTTTGATTGCGTCTAATAACTCTCTTGTTGCAGAGGCTACTCGCCAAGCAGGAATAATTAAATCACTTCCAGCAGTTTCACGCTAATGCCAGTCGCATGGACAATCCAAGGTGAAGCAGGTAAGACTCTGGACGCAACCGTTCGGACGCTAGAATCACTTGCCATTGATACTGCATCGTTGAACTTTCGTTCATTGGACGCAGATGAGCTAACGATCACGATTTCTCCAAAGGATGTGACGACAACGATGGTCGCGGAGCTTGGACAAACCGTGACGCTTTTCCGTAATGGAACGCGCTTTTTCCACGGTCATGTAATCGACAACCCGGTTCAGATCACAAGCAGTGGGCAAACCATTTCAATTGTCATTGCCGGCCCCTGGTGGTGGTTAGATCGAATCAACCTCACAAGCTCAAAAACAGACGCGACCGGAGCAACGGCGGATCGAATGTCCTACATTTTCGGCACCACATCGGGTGGCGTCAATCTCAAGACGGCAATTGAGAACCTAATGGACCGAGCTATCGTATTGGGCGCACCATTCCAGCGTGGAAGTGTGGCAACGTTCTTTGACGTTCCCAGAATCACTCTGAATCAATGCTCATGCGCCCAGGCGTTGTCGGAACTGATCCGGCTTGTGCCTGACACAATGACCTATTTCGACTATTCCACGACGCCACCAACAATGATCGTCACTCGACGGTCAACGGCTACAGTTGAAACGCTAACGGTCGGAACTTCGCCAATTGAAAGCATTTCTATCAAGCCGCTATGGGAAATGAAGGTTGATCAGGTGGTTCTTGATTACAACAAACACGACGTTCGCGGACTGACCCAATACGTCGCGCAGACTAGTGGCACTGCGGCACCGGCACGAATCCACAAGCTGACAGTTTCTGGTCAAGAACTTGACACGTTTATTCCAAATAGCGTTTATGATAAATATAATTTAAAGACAACACCAATATCGTTAGCGGATTATTTTATTATCCAAAAAGATTCAGACTGTGCGGCAGCAATCAAAAAGTATGGACCATTACCTGTTGCGGTTGGTCCGTATTCGATTGGAACTTCTGGTGTTGCAACAGCAAAATCGACATCCTATTTGCTTGAAGATGGAACGTATGCAAATCTTACTGGTAAATATTTAATCACTGGCGAGAATCCACCGTCGTGGGATACTGGATACACTTTTGAGAAAGTCACAATTACAGGGGATATCTATTACTTGTTTGCCGCTTCAAAAAGCACAAGAGGATCAGGAACACTTACCACTTATTCATTGCCAGCTTGGTGGTATGAAATCCCATGGGTAAAAAAACTTGTAGCTGTATCTTCTCAAACTTTTGGTATTGACACATATACTTACGATTTCTTCTCCAAGCCATTTTCAATCAGTGGATACCTTGTAAACGGAGCAAAACCTGTTACAGCAGGAACCGGCACTGGAAACACGACAACCCAATTTACAATGCCAGCTGGGTTTGAGGTTTCAGACAATTACTACCTAGGAGCAAGAGTTCAAGTTGGAGAAAATCCGACCAATACTTACACGATCACAACTTACGTCGGAAGCACTCGCAGAGCTACCATTTCGGGAACGTTTCCAGTCGCAATGAATGGATTTACGTTCTATCTAATTGATGGATGTCCGATTTACAAACCTGCCGACTTCTCATTTATTGCACCACCTGCCGGTCTTGCTGCAAACCTAAAAGCAGCGCAGGACTTTGTTCCTTATGCTGGATCAATCGACCTCAAAGAGCAAGACGTTGGAGGGACGCGCTATCGTGGAAAGGTGGTCAATATCGCCAATAGTTTCACGGCATACTCCACAATGAAAGCTCTCGTTTCTTCCGAATCGCTCGATATTAAAAGCGGCGGAACCTCAATCGAGCTAGGGACTCCTCCGCGCCTAGACTTCCGATCCTTTACAGACCGCATCCGCCGCACTCCTCAAGACAACTTTGAATATCTATGAACCAGTTCCAAACATGGCTAGACGTAGAGGGGAATATCTACATGACCGGAGGATCTCTAATCGACATTAGTGTTTCACCAACGGCTAGGTTCACACTGATCCCAGATGGATACAATAAGGCACTCACAAACGAAAAAACGTTTGTCTCACGCATTGCAGCGCGAGATGTCACTCAAAATGATCCACCTGTTTTTCTAGGTGGATCAGGACGCAATTTAATCTTGAGTGGAACTCTTAGCGGAACGAACTCACCAATTGGCTATTTCTACCAAGAATCTCTGCACGGATGGACAAATAGATACGGTCAAAGCATCATTCATGATGTGGGACTTGATACAGCGACACTTTCTGATGATACTGGGACGATTGCAACGATGACAGGAGCAACGTCATCAGAGGCTCCATTTGGAACGTTTACCTCTACCACTTACGGTGAGACAACTTACAATGGAGGAACGCCGTTCACGTTGGCGCTGGCTTATGAAGGCCGCTATGTTTTCCCATCTCTATTGGTAGAAGTTACCGCTGGAACCGCACTAGCTGGAATTTACACATCAAACCAATGGGGTATATATCAAAACGGAGGGTGGCGGATCGATACTTTTGAACCTCTGACGTATTGCCCAGTAATTGATGATGGAACAAATATTATAGCAATCAATTCAAGCCCTCTTCCAAGCAGTTTTACAATTAATGATCCAACTGGCGCTTACAATGCGACCAGCTACGGGAAAACCACTTACAATTCCGGCCAAGACTTCACGATGTCTTGCTCACTTGTTCCAATTCCAGCGCCGATTGCTGGCTACCTCTACGTTACGGTCACACTTTCGGCAGGAGTCGTCACCGGGCTGACAGGTCCATTTTTTGCAAGCTCAATGCCAGCAAATACCGCGACAGCTAAAAGCATTCCGGTTGCTTACTCGGACGGCACGACCTGCATTGCAATCCAACAAGGACCGATCTTCTGGAAGTGAACCGGTTCAACGATCACCTCAAAAAACTTAGCAAAAGCTAAAAATCTTGCCAAAACCTAAGTTTCACCCTAGCTTTCCCGCAAATGGCAAACATAGCAAGAGCCTACTGCAACGCCGCATTCTCGCTGTCATTTACCGCGAAAAATGCAGCAGGAACAGCGTTTGACCTTACTGGATGCACTGTCACGGGATGGATCAAACTCAATAGCAATTCGACTACCTACGTTGTCGACCTTATTCCAACGATTCCTACTCCTGCGAACGGCATTATTTCAGTTCTAAAGACCGATGCCCAAATGACGATCAATCCAGGTCGATACATTTACGGAATAAAGCTGAAAAACTCGGCAGGAAACACGATCTGCATCATTGAGAAACCAATCAATTTCATGCAAAAGCCTCCAACTTCCGCCGCTTAAATGTCACTGACAATCATCGAAATCAGCGTTCCAGGTAACGTTCCTTCATCAGTTGAAATCGACGGTGGATTCGGGCCTGATATTGTCGAAATCAATCAAGGCCCAGCCGGGGCCGATGCCGTTATCACAAACGCGAGCATCGGCGCAGTCCTAACCGCAGCGACAGCGAAGACGACTCCGGTTGACGCGGACACGATCCCATTGACCGACTCGGCAGCATCCAACGCGCTCAAGAAGGTCACATGGGCGAATCTCAAGGCGACTCTGGCAAGCTATTTTGGAACGGTTTACTCGGCCTTGGTCCACACTCATGTCAGTGCGGACATCACCGACGCATCATCTGGCGCAAATGATGGGTCAGTTACTAATAAGGTCGCTAAATTCTCATCGGTAGGCGATCTAGCGGCGAGAATATTTAGTGCAAAATCAGTGTCAATTACTGGATCTGGCACGCCGTCATTGACGATTGGAAATGCGACAGATACAAATGGAACCATTAAGGCGACCAATCTCACAAATGATCGTGTATTTGAATTTCCAGACGACTATGGCACGCTCGCCCTGACTAAATCAAACGTCGCCACAGCAACCGCGCTGGCTACCTCACGGAATATCTTCGGACTTGCCTTCAACGGAACTGCAAACGTCAGCGGCGACGCTACCAATAGCGGCCACTTTGCCAGCATTCCAACAGGAGGTGCGGCTGGGCATTTTGTCATGCTGCAAGGCACGGCTCCAACTCTTGTAGCAGGACGCACTGCAATTTATGGTGCCACGGGCGGATTCGGGATCAAAGACGGAACCGGCACAGCGCGGACAGTTTCTCTGTCTGGCGATCTTTCGCTTGCGAATAATCTGACGACGAGCGGCAACTTTGCGCTGACTCTGACGACGACTGCATCGACTAGTGTCACACTGCCGACGAGCGGAACATTGGCAACACTGACGGGCACAGAGACGCTGACAAATAAGACACTCACAAGTCCGACATTAACGACTCCAGCACTCGGAACGCCAAGCTCGGGAACGCTTACCAACGCAACAGGTCTCCCGATCTCAACTGGCGTCTCGGGACTCGGGACTGGAGTGGCAACGCTGCTTACTGGCACACCATCCGGCACAGGCGGGCTCGTGGGGAAAACCTCCCCAACGCTGACCACGCCAACAATTTCACGGGGATCGGTAGGTCAGGTATTCGTCGCTCAGGACGTTAATGCGACTGCTTGCAACTTTACAACGGACGGGAGCGGTAGGGCCTTCTTCAATATCGTCGGCTTCCCTGCGGCGACAGGACAATCGGGGGCCTACATGACGATGACGGGCTACGAAGAGGCGTGGGCGAACGCAATAGCACTCTCAAACACCACCGGGAAAAGATACATGCGGTTTGGCAACCTATCCAACCGCTTTTCGATCCAACTTCTCAACGACGCAGGAACGGCGATCACTTCCACACCCTTCAGTTTTGCCAACGAAGCACCATCCAATTCGTTCTACATGAACGCATCGGGTGGCGTGTCCATCGGCAACACGACCGATGCTGGCGCGACGAATCTGCTTGTGGCGGGGACAATCACCACAAGCTCATCTCTTAATATCCCGAAGACCATTACAGCAGGTGGAACCACCGGAGCGCAAACGATCAACAAGCCGTCAGGTTCAGTCAACTTTGCCGCCGCCGCGACATCCCTTGTCGTGACAAACTCGCTTTGCACGACTTCCAGCGTGATCAATGTTACGATTGCCACGAATGACACAACTGCGACAGGTATCCGCGTAGTTGCTGCCGCTGGCTCGTTCACGATCTATTTCTTAACTGCACCTACCGCTGAAACCCGCGTGAACTTCTTACTTACAAACTGACATGCAACTTGAGCCACTATTGACTAACTTGGGCATTCCGCAATTTATCCCGCAGATTTCCGAGTTTCGGGATGATATTCTGCGAGATAAAGCGGCGGAATTGCAGTCGCTGACGGATACTCATGCAGACAAACTAGCCACCATCCAAGCCGAACTCGCAGCGAAGAATTCACTGATTGACTCGATCAAGAATGCCATCAAGGACGCCAATCTCGATGACGCCGCAACGGTTTCAGCCATCGATCAAGTTCTTGCCGAAGCCGAATTACCTTCCGTGGAAAAACGCAAACTCGAAATCGCGGCTGAAATCGCTGCCAAACAAGCTGAACTAGAATCCCTATGAAGAACCTCAAAACAACCATCGCAGGAGTCATTACTGCTGCGCTCGTAGCATTGACCAACATCCTCCAGAACGGAGCCAAACTTGAAGACTGGAAGACTTGGGTAGTCCCGGTCGCCATTGCCATCATGGGCTACGTCTCGAAAGACTTCAACGCCACCGGAAAACCATGAAATCACTTGCCTACCTCGCCGCTATATTCGCGCTCGTCTGGTCGCTCTCATCCTGCGCCCCTTCGACCACGATCACCGAGACGCTGCTGGATGGCACCGTTCGGAAGACCGAAATCAAAGGTGGAATTGACCCATCCGCGGTGCCGCTCGCTGGCCTAGTGGTCCGCACATACGCAACAATCAACTCCGAGAAATGATCCTCGTCCAATGGGTGCTGACAATCATCTACGTCCTTTGGGACGTGTTGACCTACCGTCCAGAAGGTAACGATGACACGCCATGAACTCGACCAGCATCGGAAAAATCGAAGGATGCGACATCCGACTTGAGCAATCAGCGACCGGGCAAGAGCGAGCCTGGTGGACAGCCAAAGCCGCGATTGATTGCGATGGAGGAAGCAATCCGCATCACGACCCATGCTGGCAACCGGACACAACGCTGCGCTTCAATGGCCGCTCCATCGACGCGGACGTGGTCCCGTTTATTGTGGTCCCTCCGCTCATCATCCAGCGCACCAAAGGCGTCGTCATGGGCTGCAAAGCTCGCGCCAGCTATCGAGGCCGATCAGTTGATTGCGTAGTGGCCGACATTGGACCGCGCCGAAAGATTGGAGAGCTATCGCCAGCCGCAGCACAAGCCATCGGGCTAGATCCGAATCCGAACCATGGAGGAACCGACGCGCGCGAGGTCACCTATGAAATCTGGCCAAGCATCCCAGCAACCGTCAATGGCACCACCTACAAGCTGCAACCGGCATGAATGAAGATCACCTCACGGTCGGGTCGAAACTGGTTACGGGAATTTGCGGAATGACCGTGAATGCGCTTGCAGTCCTTACCAGCATGCAGGAGCAGATAGAGTGGGGGATGAGAATCTTTTCGCTGGTCGTCGGTATCACAGTTGGATTTTTAACGATCTGGAGTCTGCTCAAGAAAAAAGCACCAAAATGAAAGTTTACATGATCTCACTCGAAGAAATGGAAACGCTTCACTCTCTTCGCGGATGGCTCAGTGACATCATCAAGACCGAAAAGCTCGCCAAGTCCCAACAACACTCGGCGGCTGACTTTGCCATCGACCTTAGCGAGCTTCTGGAAGGCGCGATGTGCGCGGAAATTACGCCAAATGATACCTGATCACGTCACAATCGGCGGCAAACGCATCGAGGTCATCGAGGATCTTGACCTCGCGGAATACGGCACCTTTAGCCCTGACGAGTGGATCATTCGACTGGGTCCGTCTGCAAAGATTAACCCGCTAGAAACCCTTCGCCATGAAATGATTCATGCTTGCTTTGCAGTCGCTGGCCTGTCACATCTCAAACGATTTGAAGAGGAAGCGGTGGTCCGCTGCCTCGACAATCTCTTGTTCCCAGCATTGGAATCACTCCAAACCAACGAATGACATGGACAATACGCAACGCATTCAAAACTCGATCAATCGGAATCCCTCTTTGCCGAATTACCGGATCGCCAATAATCTAGCGGTCCCAGCGGAAGAGGTCGCCAAGGTCCGCGCTGAAATGGGACATGTTCCAACGGCATCGCAACAGGATCAAGGCTTGCTTCTAAGCAAACTCCGCGTCCTACCGCGAAGACCTGCGGAATCTGCTGCGAAATACATCAAGCGTCTTCCGCTCGGTCGCGGTTTTGATGTCAGAAAACTTTCGCAAGAGTGGGGCATGGGCGAGGAGACAATCCGCCGCCACGCAAAAGACCTTTCTTGCCTTAAATATGTAGAGGTCGAACCTGACGAGTGGGTGCCGGTCGTGATGAACCCAGAAACTGCCAAGCAATATGTCTGACACAAATGGAATCGACTTATCGGCCATGCGCGTCTCGGACAACGACGCCATCTCGGAAGTGACCAAGGCTCGCGCTGCGCTGTCGAAGCTCAAGCAGGAGCTTGTCGCAGTCACTAAAGACCGCGACGAGTTACTGGTCGAATACGGCGACTTGCAAAAGGCACGATACGCTGGCAACGCATCGAGGACGAAACCGAAACCTGCAAAGGATGATTTTGTCCGCATCATTGCGAACGACGTGCATGGTCAGATGATGGACCGCCAGGCCGTCGAGGCGTTCCTTGGCGACCTGCGCGACTGGAATCCAGACGAGATCGTCCTCAACGGCGACATCATTGAGTGTGGTGGCTTCCTCGCAGCTCACCATGTCCTTGGTTACGTTTCGCAGACTGAATACTCATGGCAAGAGGACATCGCTGCTGGAAACTGGTTTCTCGACGAGGTGCAAAAGGCCGCACCGAGAGCGGTGATCCACTACATTGAAGGAAACCACGAAGATCGGGTAGAACGTTGGATCGTTGACCAGACCATGCGCCACACACGGGACTCCACGTTCCTGCGGGAACTGATCTCCCCGAAGGTTTTACTGCGCCTTGAGGAGCGCGGAATCAGTTACTACGGGCGCGGTGAGCATCACATTCAAGGTCTTCCGCCAGGCTGGATCAAACTTGGGAAAATCTTTTTTGTTCACGAACTAGGCGGCGGAAAGAACGCTGCCGCTTCCGCTGCTGGAAAAACGGCTGGGAACGTCGTGTTTGCCCATACTCACCAAGAGGACTCGGCCACCATGGTCCTGCCGGGAGTCGGCCTGATCAAGGCTTGGAATCCCGGTTGCCTTTGCCAACGCGCACCTCTGTGGCGGCATTCAAACCCTACGAACTGGTCACACGGCTATGCCGTGCAATTCGTGGCCAAGAGCGAGCAATTTTTGCATTTGAACATTCCGATCTGGGAAGGAAAATCCCTAGTCGGATCGCTGCATGGAAAAATGAAGGGTTGACAAGACCGCCCGCGTGTGGGATTGGATTGAGCGATCCAGACTGCAAGCCTAGTGCGAAACAGCGTTGGAGAGGCGCACCCGGAAGCACCGGAACAGATTTGAGCGGCAACGAGTAGAACCACGCCATCGGGCAATCACGTCGATTGCTGCCGCTCAATCAGCCGTCTCGGGAAACCGGGGCGGCTTTTTTGTGGGCAAAATTCACCTTTGCCAAAAAAATCTTTCCCTAGTGCCACAAGGGATTGCGGGCTTTTTTTGCCATCCTTGTAAATTTTCCGTTTACAACCTGTAAACGTCGGATAGGGTCTTCTCAGTTGCAAGACGCAACGCCAACCGACAACCACCATGACCATGAAAAACGCACTCTACATCACCGCCACGATCAATTCCGATGAGACAACCACAATCGGATATGAGGTTGAATCGCCCAATGGAAGCGCCATCGCAACCGGGAGTGAGCTGCTCCACGATGGCGGGAATACCGAGATTCGCACTCAGCTGCGCTCCGCATGCGTCAGGGCGCTGGAGTCCAGATTTGACGCTGAGGAAGATCGATTCGGCGCTGCGCTCGATCTGCCAACCGCTGAGGAGTATGGCAGCATCACCCGTGGTGACGGAGCCGGAATCGCCTGAACCTCACCCGGCGAGGTTCGACCCCTCCGCCAATCCTCAAATCAAAACGACCATGACCGCACTTCTCTACCGCTCACCCTTTGGCTGGAACCTGATGCTCGCATTTAGCGACGTTCGCACCGGATTTTCCTCGACCGCATCCGCTCGCCGATATGCCCGCACTGAGGGCATCAGGGTCCGCCGCTCACCCAAACTCGACCACCAATGAAAATCATCACACGCGCTCGCACAGGGCAATCTTTGAGCCTAAATCGTCGTCGTCCATCAGTGCGCTGGAATTACGCCTCCGCTGCAATCGGAGCCGTCACAGGTGCCATCCTGATCTTGCTAGCCATCGCTACACGATAATGTCTGCCAAACTACCAACACGCGCCATGATCCAGGTCGCCGAAAAAACCCACGAACGGGTTCGCCGAGAAGCACTCAAGCGGCAGCTTCCTGTTTATGCGGTCGCAACGCTCCTGCTCGATCATGCTCTCGACAGTCTCAAAGCTGGCGAGGTTAAACTTACCGGCCCAACCATTGAAACGCCATGAAACCAAATGAATGGGAGACTTACTGCGACGAATGCTATTATCACATGTGGAGAGTGAGACGCAAAAACGAGCGAGGATTTGATGATGGATTCCACCTCCAAAACGGAACGGAGGCGAATCAATTAGTTGAGCTACTAAATAAGCAAGATGACGAACTAACCACCGTTACCGAGCAGCGGGACAGGCTGGCTATGGCTTGCGATCAATACAGCGAGGACGAAATTTTGTGCAATTTGCAAGAAATCACTAAGCAGCGGGACAGGCTGGCGGAGGCTCTTGAGCGAATACTTTCCTACCAAGGAAGGTTTTCCGAAGAAGATCCAGAAAGCATTGCCGCCGAAGCACTCCAATCCCTAACCCCGAACGAGCCATGAAAACAGACACACCGAAAATAATACAATTACTAATGTCACCGAACGACTCCGTATGGCAAGGAGTCCTGCTTGGTCTTGGAGATGATGGAATAACATATCATTGCCAAGGGGATACATGGCAGCCATACATACCACCGCTGGAGCTACAAGATAAAGCAGAACTAACCGCCGTCACCGAGCAGCGGGACAGGCTGGCTGTAGTC